AGCGCGAGCACCCGCGTTTTTGTAAAAGGAATCCACAACCGCCGCTGGTTGTGGTTGTAGGGCGGCGCCGGGATGGCGAGGGGAGCACCGCAGCGCGAACTCCTGTCCCTGTCGGCCTACGCCAGGCGGATCGGGGTCTCGCAGCAGTACCTGTCGAAGCTGAAGAAGCTTGGCCGGCTGCCGATGGTCGGCGGCAAGGTCGACGCGGCGGCGGCGGACGCTCTGCGGGCCGGATCTGCCGACCCGGCGAAACAGGTCGCGCGGATGCCGACGGCGCGGTCGCTGGCGGCCGCTGGCGGCGTCCTGCCGCCGGGCGCCGTCGAACTGCCGTCCGGGTTCCAGACCCCGGTGCAGCGGGCGACCGCCGAGGACCGGCAGCTCTCGGCGGAGATCAAGCGGGCGAAGCTCGCGCTGCTGACCGGCGAGCAGGTCGACAGGGCCGGCGTGATGCGCGCGATCTCGGCGCACACGGAGGCGGCGGTGAGGCTCGCGCGGACGCTGCCTGACCGGGTGGCGCCGCGGGTCGCGGCCGAGTCGGACCCGCGCCGATGCCATGCGATCCTGGTCGCTGAGATCGACGAGCTGATGCGCGCGATCGCGGGCGATGCGGGCCGCGCGGTCGCCGAGCTCGACGCGGGGCGATAGGCAGGTATGACCGGCAACCAGCCGGCGCAGGCCTCGGCGGGCTACCGGCTCGCGATGGAGTCCTACGCTCGAGCATGGGCGCCTCCGCCGCGGATGACGATCTCCGAGTGGGCGGACGCTCGGCGGACGATCACCGAGGGGCCGGAGAAGGGCGGGCCGTGGCGGACGTCGCGGATCCCGTACCTGGCCGCGATTCAGGACGCGCTGCTGCCGTCGCATCCGGCGCCTGTCGTCGTGTTCCTGAAGAGCTCGCAGACGGGCGGCACGACGATCGCCGGGAACTGGATCGGCCGGACGATCGAGGTCGAGCCGGACGACTTCCTGGTCGTCTTCCCGGGCGAGAAGATGGGCCGGCGGTGGGCCCGCGGCAAGCTGAACCGCATGATCGCGACGACGCCGTCGCTGCGGAACCTGATCGCGCTGTCGGTGCGGTCGAACGGGCGGAACTCGCTGCTCGAGAAGACGTTCCGCGGCGGTCGGCTGGTCATCGGGTCGGCGAACATCCCGACCGACCTCGCGATGGAATCGGCGCCCTACGTGCTGTGCGACGAGCTCGATCGCATGCCGGAGGATGTCGGCGGCGAGGGCGACCCGGTCGAGCTGGCGCTGCGCCGCTCGGCGACGTTCACGCGACGGAAGGCGTTCCTGATCTCGACGCCGACCGGCGAGGACTCGCGGACGTGGCAGTGGTGGCGCCAGTCGACGATGTCGCGCTACTACGTGCCGTGCGTGCACTGCGGCCACATGCAGTGGCTGCGCTGGGACCAGTTGAAGTGGCCGGTGGGCAAGCCGAAGCAGGCGGCCTACCTGTGCGAGGAGTGCGCGGCGCTGATCGACGAGGGGCTCAAGACCGACATGCTCGCCGCTGGCGAGTGGCGGGCGGAGCACCCGGAGCGCGAGAGCGAGGTGGCCGGGTTCCACGTCTCCGGGCTCTACACGCCGATCGGGCTGGGCGACACGTGGGCGCAGCACGCGGCGGCTTGGGAGCGCGCGCAGGGCAAGCAGGCGCGTCTGCAGGTCTTCTACAACACGCGGCTGGGCGAGATCTACGCCGGTGACCGGCGCGCGCTCGCGTGGGAGGACGTGAAGAGCCGGGCGGAGCCATACGCGCTGCGGAGTATCCCGGCTGGCGTGCTGGTGCTGACGTCGCACACGGACGTCCAGAAGGACCGGCTCGAGACGCAGATCATCGGCTGGGGGCGCGGCGAGCAGGCGACGGTGATCGACTACCAGGTGCACGTCGGCGATCCGACGCGCGACGAAGTGTGGGGCGAGCTCGATGCCTACCTCGCCCGGCCGATCGTGAACTCGTTCGGCGTTCCGATGCTGCTCGCGTGCTCGCTCGTGGACTCGGGCTACCTGACGGACCACGTCCTGAACTTCACGCGGCCGCGCCGGGCGCGCGCGATCTTCGCCTCGCGCGGCTCGCAGACGGCGACGCGGCCGCCGATCGGCCGGCCGACGTACCCGGACACGAAGAAGCGCGGCAGGAGGGTGCAGCCGGACAAGCGCGGCGCGGAACGCTACGAGCTGGGCGTCTCGGCGATCAAGGCGTGGCTCTTCGAGCAGCTCCGGGCGGACGTCGGCGCGGACGGTCAGTTCGTGCCGCCGGCCGAGCGCCACGTGCGGTTCCCGGCGGGGTTGCCGGACGAGTACTTCCGCGGGCTCGCCTCCGAGGTGTACGACCCGAAGGAGGGCTGGGTGGTGCGCTACGAGCGGAACGAGCCGCTCGACACGTTCGTCGGTGCGCGCGCGGCCGCGCTGCATCACCGGGTCGGTATCGACCGGCTGGGTGAGGCGGACTGGGCTCGGCTCGAGGCGCTGTACGAGCCGAAGGAAGGCGCGGAACGGCGGGCGGCTGATGAGCCGGCGCCGGCCACGCAAGGCGGACTGACGATCGAACACCTGCGGGCGATGGTCCCGCGGGTCAACTCAACCTGACGAGGAGCGCATGGCCCGACCGACCGCCACCGAGTGCAAGACGTACCGGCAGCGGTACGAGGAGGCGGACCAGGCGCTCCACGCCCTGCTGACCGGCTCGAAGTCGGAGTCGGTCCGGATGGGCGAAAAGCAGGTGACGTACACGCGCGCGAGCATCGGCGAGCTGCAGCGCTACGTCGCCTACCTCAAGACGAAGGTCGACGCCTGCGACGGCAAGTGCGCGCGGTCGCGCCTGATCGGTGTGATCCCGGCGAACTGAGGAGGCGGCGATGATCAGGGCGAAACGGCGGCCGCACGACGTGGCCGTCGCGGGGCTTGCCGCCCACGCGAACGCCGCGCACCACGGCGCCTCGCGCACGGCGCGCGATCTCGCGGCGTGGAACCCGCGGCGCATGTCCGTCGACGCGGAGATCCTGCGAGACCTCGATCCGCTGGTCGCGCGGTCGCGCGACATGGATCGGAACTCCGGGATCGCCGCGTCGGGCTTCCGCACGGTCGCCGACAACGTCCTGGGCTCGGGCCTGCGGATCAACCCGCGGCCGGACTACATCGCGCTCGGCAAATCGAAGAGCTGGGCCGACGGGTGGGCGCGCGAGGTGCGATCGCGCTGGGAGTCGTACTACTGGACGACCGCGTGCCACGCCGGCGACTCGCTGACGGGCGACCAGATCACGAGCCAGGTATTCCGCGCCGCGATGCTGAACGGCGAGGGCGTCGCGCTCCCGCTGTGGTTGCCGGAGCGCGGCGACGGCTTCTCGACGAAGATGCAGACAGTCGAGAGCGACCGGCTCGGCAACCCGCCGTGGCTGCCGGAGACCGTCGCGTTCCGCGGCGGCATCGAGTTCGATCTGTACGGGATGCCGGTCGCCTACTGGATCAAGGGCACGCACCCGGGGGACTCGGTCGTCGGAGCCGACGAATCGCTCAGCCGCTGGGAGCGCGTGCCGCGCAAGACGCCGTTCGGGCGGCTGCGGGTGGTGCACTGCTTCGACTCCGAGCGCTCCGGGCAGTCGCGCGGCAAGCCGCTGCTCTCCTCGGTGCTCCCCGAGTTCAAGAACCTCGACCGCTACAAGCAGGCCGAGCTGCAGGCCGCGCTCGTGAACTCGCTGATCGCGGCGTTCATCACCACGCCGCTCGGCGCGGAGGACATCGTCGAGCTGTACGGCCAGGACCGCGCCGGGATGCTCAAGGCGCGGCAGGAGCACGCCGTCCGGCTCGAGTCGGGGATGATCGCCGCGCTGTTCCCGGGCGACAAGGTCGAGTCGTTCCTGCCGGCGCGCCCGGCGAGCGCATTCGACGCGTTCGTGACGAGCGTCCTGCGGCACATCGCGCTGGCCTACGACCTACCGTACGAGATGCTGGTGAAGGACTGGAGCCGGCTCAACTACGTGACCGCGCGCGCCGCGCTGGCCGAGGCCTGGCGGTCGTTCCTGCGACGCCGCGACTGGCTCGCTACGTCCTGGATGGACCCGTGGTACGGGCTGTGGCTCGAGGAGATGGTCAACGCGGGCGAGATCGACGCGCCGGACTTCTACGCGCGCCGTGCGGCCTACCAGCGCTGCCGGTGGATCGGCCCGGGGCGCGGGACGCTCGACCCGGTGCGCGAGGCGCAGGCGGCGCAGCTCCGGGTCGACTCCCGGATCTCGACGCTGGAGGACGAGTGCGCGGAGCTCGGGCGGGACTGGACGGAGGTGCTCGAGCAGCAGGCGACGGAGCGCGCGCGGATGGCCGAGCTCGGCCTGCCGGACCATTCGGCGGTCCGCGCGGCGAATCCGATCCCTCCGGCGCAGGACTCCGCGCCGGCCGGCGACGGCAACGGCGATGGCGCGCAGCCGGGCGCCGACCCGCAGGACGCCGGGGCCGATCCGAACACGAGTGGGCGATGACTCTCGGCTCCTCCTCCTGCCGTGAGTTGTCCGTCGGGCGGTCTTCGGGCCGCCCGCTTTTTCTTCGGGGGTGAGATGTCCTATCCGCGACTGAGCGAGCGGCTCTACAACGCGCCGCTGCTGCTCCTGCCAGAGAAGGCGGAGGTGATCGAGCGCGTGTTCGCGGCGTACGCGGACGGGCGCGCGGGCGAGCTGCCGAAGGTTCCCGAGGCGCCGGAGCGCGAGCAGGCGGCGCTGCTGGTCCCGGCGCGACGCGTCGACGGCGGGGGCTACTCGCTGACCGACCGCGGCGTGGCCGTCATCACGATGTTCGGCTCCCTGGTGCAGCGCGCCGGCGGGCTGGACGCGATGTCGGGGTTGACCGGCTACAACAACATCACGCAGCGGCTCGACGCGGCGCTGCGCGATCCGATGGTGCGTGGGATCGTGCTCGAGGTCGATTCGCCCGGGGGGGAATCGGCCGGCGCATTCGAGCTCGCGACCTTCATCGCGGAGGCGGTCAAGCCGGTGTGGGCGGTCGCGAACGAGCTCGCGGCGAGCGCGGCGTATCTCGTCGCCTCGGCGGCCGATCGCGTGATCCTGCCGGCGTCGGCGCGGGTGGGCTCGATCGGCGTCGTGATGCTCCACCAGGACCGCTCGCAGCTCGTCGAGAAGTCGGGCGTGCGCTACACGCCGATCTTCGCTGGCGCGAAGAAGCTCGACGGGTCGAGCCTGATGCCGCTGTCCGAGAGCGCCCGCTCCGACCTGCAGCGGCAGGTCGACGAGGTCTACGCGATGTTCGTCGACGCGGTCGCGTCGCGCCGCGGGATGAAGGCCGATGCGGTCCGCGCGACCGAGGCCGGGATGCTCTCGGCGCAGGCCGCGATCGACGGCGGCTTCGCCGACGAGATCGGGACGGTGACGTCCGCGATTCTCGCGCTGCAGGACAAGGTCACGCACCAAGGGTTCCGATTCACGCCGCGCGCGGAGCGCGCAATTGCACAGGAGGTTTCCATGACCAGCAAGACCGAAACGCCCGCGGCGCCGGCTCCGACCACCGCGACCGTCGAACAACTCGCGCAGGAGCGCGCGGCCGGCTTCGCGCAGGCCGAGAAGGAAGTCGCGCCGAAGGCGCGAGCCGAGGGCGCGACCGCGGAGCGCGAGCGCGTGAAGGCGATCGTGACGTGCGACGCCGCGAAGGACCGGCCGCAGCTCGCCGCGCACCTCGCGTTCGACACCGACATGGCCGCCGAGGCGGCGCAGGCGCTGCTCGCGAAGGCGGCCCCGGAGGTCGGCGGCAAGGCGACGAACATGCTCGACGCAGCGATGCGCGGCACGAACCCGCAGGTCGGCCCCGACACGGGCGCGGACGTGAAGACGGCGGCCTCGAAGCCGAAGCTGTCGGCGGTCAACATCTACGACATCCGCTCGAAGGCGCACGGCGCGTAGCGGCGCGCCACGTAGGCGCGCGGACAGCACGCCACCCACTGAAACATCCCCATCGGGAGACGAACCATGACGAGCAAGACCGAAACGGGCCACGCGGGCGGCTTCATCCTGTCCGAGGCCAACGGCAACCGCAGCCGCGACGCGGTGACCATCAAGGAAGGCGAGGACCTCAAGGCCGGCGCGGTGCTGGGCAAGATCACCGCGACGGGCCTGTACGTCGCCTACGACGACGGCGGCACCGACGACGGCCGGCGCACCGCCGTGGCGATCCTGTACGCGGACTGCGACGCGACCGACGGCGACACGGTCGCCACCGCGATCGTGCGCGACGCCGAGGTCAACGGCGAGGAGCTCGACAGCGCGATGAACCTCAAGCTCGACTTCGCCGTCACCGACATGGCGAGCGTCGGCATCATCGTCCGCAGCTAACGCGCGACAGCGCGGCCACGGGCGACGCAGCAACCACAGATCACGAACCAGACAGGAGACCACCATGCCGGTGCTCGACGTGTTCACCAGCGACGCCTTCAGCGTCGCTTCCCTGACGGACGCCGTCAACAAGCGCCCGTTCATCCCCGGTCGCGCCGGCCAGGTGGCCGGCTGGCAAGAGCAGGGCGTCACGACGACCTCGATCATGATCGAGGAGGTCGAGGGCTCGCTGCAGCTCGTCAACCCGAGCCCGCGCGGATCGCCGGGCGCGGTCGCGGCGAAGGACAAGCGGGTCGTCCGCAACCTGATCGTGCCGCACTACCAGGTCGACGACGGCATCAACGCGGACGAGGTGCAGGGCATCCGCGCGTTCGGCGAGGAGTCGATGGTGCAGGCGGTGCAGACGCTGGTGAACCAGCGGCTCGCCGACCACGTCCAGCTCCGCCTCG